TCGGAAAAAGTGCTTATTCTGTTATCGGACAGGGAAAGTAGGGCGAAATACTATAAGAGTTCTAAAAGAAAACACGTACTAAAATTTATTCAAGGAGGAAAGATGAAAAAGATAATACTAGGATTTATTCTTGCTTTGTTGTTCGTATCGTGCGGAAACGATTTTAGAAGTTCTTACGACAAAGAAAAATTAAAAAAGTGGTTTCCACATGCAAAATTCGAGGGAAACCAAATGAGAATCAAAGATACTTTTGGAGAATTTAAAATTTACGTATTTCAAAATGAAGATGAAGTTTTAAAACTAAGGAAGAAGCTAGATGACGAAATGCAAATAAAAGGTATACGCAATATGGATCCGCAAAAAGATTCGGCGACATATAGCAACCTGGATTCATACACTGTTTATTTTTTAAAAATAGAAGATTATGCAACTCCAAAAGGGAAAATAGCTGTTATGGTAGCGGAAACGAACGCCGAAATAAACAGTTACACCTTTTTAGAATTCAAACAGTACTTGCCGAAAATAAAATTATATTTGCAAGATTCTAAGAAAAAATGATAAACCTAAGCCGCTTAAAAAAGTGGCTTTTATTTTTTTTATTGACATTTCCGAAAAAAACGGATAAGATAATACTGAGGTGAGAGGAAATGAGGAGTAAAAACTTTTGCAAAAAACTATATTCAGAAATTGATTTATTTCTAAGGGAAAAGAAATTAAATAGATATGAAGTTGCAGAAAAAATGGGCGTTTCAAAACAAAATGTTTCTGATAATTTATTAAAATTAAAAGATGGAAAGCCTGTTAATTTAGGCTGGATATTAAAATTGGAAGAAACTTTGGATACTATTTTTTTGTTTTTAAAATCCGAAAAAAACGGAAATTATAAATAATAAGGAGCGTGAATAGATGAAATTTAATATAAAGGACCCTAAACTAACGCCGATTTTATTAGCGTTAGCAGTTCTAATGAATAGTGTTGTGATTTTAATCAATGTTTTAAAGAAATAAAGATAGATATGATAGCAATCACAAGAGAAATAATTGCTATTTTATTTGCCTTTTCACTAATTTTTAAAGATTTTTCAGAAATGATTTGTTCTTCTGTTTTTCCGTTGTTTTCGACGAAATAACGAATTCTACTTTTTTCAAAAAGAAATTCATTTTCTACAATAGGAACAACACCAAGATGAGCTAGCATTTTAAGATTTGCTTGGTGTTGCTCGAAATTTAAGCTAGAAGAAAGAAGAACTTCATCAGGATTTTCTAAAATAGCTTTCGCAGTATCAAGTATTGTTATTTGTTCCATAAAAAAATACCTCCAAAAATTTATTTTTATTATAACTTTTTGGAGGAAGAAAAACAATTGAGTTAGGCTTCTCGTTAAAAAAGCCGTCAGCGGCTCTCTCTTAACAATTGCAAGCTACGAGCAAGCGATTATAGCTAGAGAGAAATGTTGGTTCGAGTGTTGTACGTACAACAGGGCAAGCAGAGTTTCAGAATTATGGTAGTATTCACGCCGAGCATTCTCTCGTTTTGCCCCTTGAATTAGAGGGCTCTACTCCTTAATAAAATTATATAAAGCCATACTTATCTGATATTTTTTCCGAAATCAAGAGCCCTCGAATTGAAGTTTTGAACTGTCTGTAATCTGTCGACAGTAAAACGATATTGCCGACGTCGGCAAAATGGTTGGAAACTATTAGTTGCTTACCACTCAGCTGTCAACTATTAGTTGATAGCTCAGAATTTATTGTTTGAATTAGCAGTTCTCCCTCGTAGCCTTAGCCAGCTCTGAGGGTTGGAATTGCTAATTGAAACAATAAATTAGAGAGAGTCGGGCTAAGGCTCTCCGGATATCGAAGGAGGAAAAAAATGGAAAGTATAAAGCAATTGTTAAAATCGAATAGTTTTTTTGTATTAAATAAGCAATTAGTAAAAGTTTTGGGGATAGAAACCGCATTCTTATTATCTGTATTATCAGAAGCAGAAGAACAGCTGGCAGATGATGAGGGATGGTTTTATCAGACTTCTAGCACAATAGAAGAAATTACAGGTCTAAGTAATCACAAACAAACGGTAGCTATAGAAAAATTGATTAAACTCGAAATATTGGAACAAAAGAATATGGGTGTTCCTTGTAAAAGATATTTTAAAATTAGTTTTGAAAAAATTGAAAATCTAGTTTTTAAAAATTTTGAAAACTGTACTTCAAAAAATTTAAAAACTAGTTTTCAAAAAATTTCAAACAATAAAGAACATAATATAAAGAACTTAGATAAAGAACATATAAAAGAAAAAATAAATAAAAAAGAAAATTTTGATAGAGCACATACAAGAGCTAGACATGGAGCAGGAGAGAAAAGAAGTTTTTATAGAGTGGATAGAGTATAAGCAAGAGATAAAGAACCAGTACAGCTCTAGGAAGTCTATAGACATTCTAATAAAGCAATGGAAAAACTACGATATTTCGACACTTAAAGCAGCGTTAGAGAAATCTATAGCAAACGGATATAAAGGGCTGTTTATTCCAAAAGAGCCTACCAGACTTAAAAGCTATAACCCTGATAGCATTGATAATATGGAGGTTTTTAGATGACGAACGCCGAAAAAACCCTTATTACCAAACTTTTGATATATTCCGAAGAATTGGATTATGTCGAAAAAGAAAAAATATTATCTATTCCTCTCAAGATGTGGAACAAAGAAGCTTATGACATCATGAGAGAGTATAAGAAAAATAGCCTAGAAGGGAGAAGCTATTTAGAAATTTTAGAAAAACCGCAATTTCAAAAAATGTTGCAAGATATTATGAAAATTGAGGGTTATAGTACATTGGAAAAAACAGAAAAGCTTATAAAGACGCTAAAAGAAACTTATTATCAAAGAAGATTACTAGAAATAGCTAAGCAAGAGGGCGGAGCTATGGAAAAAATCAGCAAGCTATATCAAGAAATGTTATGCGAAACAGAGGAAAAGCAGAAAGAAAATAGCATGGAAGATATAGAGGATTTGCTGTTTGATGGCTTAGAAAGTGCAAGCCGTATCAGTACTGGTGATTTATACTTTGATAAGTTCGTCCGATTCGTAAAAAAAGATTTAAACATCATTGGAGCAAGACCGGGAGTTGGAAAAAGTGCATTTTCACTTTATCTAGCACTAGGTATGGCAAAGCGTGGGAAAGGATTGTTTTTTAATCTCGAAATGACAAATACGCAATTAGCCCAAAGAATTTGCTCTATGAAAACAAGAATAAACTTGGAAAATGTGAGCGATAAAGAAAAATTTTATCAGCTTAGCAAAAAAGACAGGGAAGACTTAAAAAAAGCTGTGCAAGAGCTTAAAGAAATGAACTTGAAACTACTTGACGGAAATTATAGTATTTCTGAAATCCGGGAACGAATAAGGATGGAAAAAGAACTATACGGATTAGATTTCGTATTCGTTGACTACTTACAACTCGTAAAGAGTTTTGAAAAGACAGAATACGAGAGAGTGACGGAAGTTTCTAGGAGTTTGAAACTTATCGCAAAAGAGTTTGATATTGTCGTAATTGCTCTATCACAAATGAATCGGCAAGCGGACACGGAAAAAGCAAAAAGTCAGAAAGATATTTTTTTAAGTGATTTAAGAGGATCCGGGCAGATAGAACAAGACGGATCTGTCATCATTGGGCTATTATCCAATCCGATTGAGCCAAACAAGGATTTATTTAAAGTTAAAATTTTAAAAAATCGGCAAGGAGCAAGAGGAATTTTGGAATATCACTATTATAAATCCAATCAGACGTTTTATAAAAAATAGGGGGGGAGTTATGAAAACAGAAGAACAGATTAGAGAACAACTAAACCTCGCAAGAAATATTATTTTGCAAGAATTGGAAAATGGAAATTCCTATCCTGCGGAATTAGTTGGAATCGCAAAAGGCATAGGAAGATTTGCAAGTTGGGTATTGAAAGACGGGGAAGATGTGAATTTATTGGAACAAGCGATAGAAGAATATAAGGAGGCTTAAAAAGGCAAGAGGAAGAATTATGGGAATTAAAAAATATCCGGATGAGTATATAGAAAGCTTGGTAAAACGCATCATAGACAAAGAAATCACGGAGCAGGAATACAACTTGCTCAAAGGAACAGGGGTAAGAAGTCATGAACATGTATTAAAAAAATTTAAATTCGAAAGGAGAAAAATAAATGAAAAAAGTGTTGAAAACTAAGAACGGAAGAAGTGTGAAGAAAGATGATATTCAATCCGCGTTCAGCGTTGTAAAAACGATTTTACTTGACAAGGGATATCATGTCAATATCGCATTGACAAACATCAACAAAAAAGAAGAAGCAGAAAAGAAAGTCATGGATTTGCTTGATGAATACGCAGACAACAAATATCGCAAACTCCAACCCGAAGAACACGCTTGCAGCTGCAAAGAAAAAGATAGATATATTGAGAAATTAGAAAAAATGAGCGAGGACTTGCTTGAAGAAAAAGTAGAACTTTACATTCGGGCAGGAAAAAGATATTGGAAAGAAGCTTGTCTTTGGCTTGCGGCTATATCCGGTTGGTCTGCATTTATTATAGCCTTAATCGTGGGGTAGGCTATGAAAAAGATATTCAAAATCCCAATTAAAATCAATGGAAAAATGGGATTGAATAAAATTTACGCCGGGGTCCATTGGGCAATCAGGAGCAAGGACAAAGAAAAGATGAGATTGCTGGTAAGAAGTGTTGTAGGATTAAATCACAAACAATACGAAAAACCGGTTCATTTGAAAATGTCTTTTAAGTCCCGGTTGGACGTAAGCAATCATGCGTATTTATTTAAGTTAATTGAAGACAGCTTAGTAAAATGCGGAATTTTAAAAGATGATACAGATAAATATGTTGGAAAAATCACGTTAGAGAAACAGAAAGAGTTCGACGGCGTGATTGTGGAAATGGAGGAGATAGAGGAATGTTAATAATTTTCGTTTATATGATAATGTTGGCTTGTTGTTGTGCTTTATTCATATACTTGTCTTTTATTTTTAACAGTATCGAAACTTTATAAAATTTTCATTCTGGCTTTGTGAGGGGCTGAAATTAGCGTTTGAAACAGCTTAGGTATATAATTAGTCATCAAAGAAAATTTAGGGGGCTCAAATGGCTTATGTGAGCATAGAAGAAATTCCAAACTTAATAAAAAAGCTTGGGAGCGGGAGGTATGAGATTACGGTAAAAATAGATAAGAAAGGTTCCCGGATTATTCATTTTTCTAAGAATGAAAAATTTGAATGGGAAGAATTGAAAAAAATTTTGGAAAGCACTTGATTTTTTATAAGAAAAAGGGTATACTTAAAATAAGTTAATGTGAACGCATTTTTTTAGAGTATTACTAGAGTAGAATTTAAAATTATAGTTTTTAAAACCTTTAGTTTGAGTATTACTATAGTAGAATTTAAAACTAGATTTTTAAAAAAGAAACTTCGAGTATTTCTATAGTAGAATGTAGATTAAAAAAAACAAAAACAAAACATTAGAGGGTATAACCCTCTTTTGTTTTAAAAAGGAGAAAAAATGATAAGAAAAAAAGAAAATAAAATCTTCATTTCTGCTTCTGATTGGATACATTCTGCGTCTATTGTAGGTTTAATACAATACTTGAAATTTCATAATAAGAATTTCGAAATAAAAGAAATGGAAATTGCAGGAATTTTTGATGAATTTCTTATTTTTGACAGGCAAGCTATCACGGAAAAAGAATATTTGCAATTTGTGGAAGCATTTTATCAGATAAAAGATACTGAAAAATATGACTCTGTCAAAGATTTTTTTTAAAAAAAGAGCATTTATACAGTAATTACTGTAATAAGAAATATTTTTTAAAAGAAGAAGAAAACGCACCTTGTCGCGTAAAAGGCTATTATTTTGATGCTATGAGAAAGGATAAAAGCACGAATTGGGGCTTTGAAAAAGGCGTGGATTATCAAGATAATAGAATGTTTGATTTTTTACCTTTTGCATTTTTAGGCAATAACCATGAAACTCTTTTTCTGAATAATAATTTTCATTTGAAAACATTAGAAAAAATGTATCTCGATTTTAAAAATGAACCGGGAGGCACCGCTTTTGAAAAAATCATAAATTTAATACAGCACAATAAATTAAATCATTCAGTTGAATTGATTTATAAAGATAAGAAAAATAAGTACTTTGAATCTTATTTTTTACATGATAGTATGATAAAGATTTTTAGAATTGTTGAGCTAGAAAAAGTCAATCATATTTTGAGAATGTCAGAAACGGAATATGTGAATGCGTTAAAACAAATATTTTTCAATGTGCTACGTCAAGAAAATTTAAATGAATTGCTTGATAGATTGATTGCTTTATACAGTAAATATCCAAATGCGATTCTGCATGACGCAATTGATGAAATGATAAAGTTGAATATAGAAATAAAAAAAGAGGTTTAAAAACCTCTTTCTTCATATTCTTTAGATCTATCTTCTCTTGTAAATACTGACATATTATCTCTCTCCTCTCTCTTGTAAAGATTTTAAATCAATATCTTTATAAGTATAGTCGTAAGCATAGTAATAATAATCATAGTAATCGAAATATTGAGTTGATACGTTTCGCTCGTTAAAGAACGAAACAATACAATGTTCTTCATCGACTTCTACGTCGTTATCTGTTATCAGCACAACGTTGGAAGTGTTTTTGAATATGTACACTTTTAAATTTAATTCTTTTTTTTCTAATAATTCATATAGTTCTCTATAATGTTCATATGTCAATGCAAAATCACTTCTTAAATTGTGGCGGTCAATCGTCATAAAATTTCCCCAAGCTTTTGCTCTGCTGTCTCGAATGACAGCACATCTGAAATAATAATCATAGTTTTCTAAAACTATGTTATTTTTTTTCAGCTGTGTTTTTATTTTATTGTTGATAAGTTCTGCTAAGTCAAAGAAATATTTTCTATTTAACTTATCTAATATTTTTTCGAATTTAAAATCTTTTTTCAAAATGTTCAAAGATTTTGAAATTTCTTCATCATAAAAAGTTTCTGATAAAATGCTGTCAATATTCTTTTTTATGATCTCTTTTTTTTCTTCGTTTTTTACAGCTGAATGTAATTCGTCTTGCGTTGTGTTTATAATTTTGCAAGCAACATATTCAGCTATTATATCTTCGTCGTCTCGAGATTCGCGATCAATATGAAAATACACCGCGTCTGGAGCGTATTTCATCGCTTCTAAAATGAAATTTTTATCAAACCTAATTTCTATTCCTGCGAAATAGAAAGCTTCTTCCGGCTCGTCTGAGCACAAGCCGGCGATAACGACTTCTTTATCGTTTTGAAGTCGTTCACTAACGTAAAGTATATTCGAACCTTTTAACTTTACAGCTTCCAAAGCGATTTCTTTATCATCTCTTAAATCGTCGCAAGCATAATGTAAAGCAATCGAATCATCTTTCATAGCGACTAACAATTCTTGCTTGTTAAAATATTTTATTCCTTCATTCATATTTATTCCTCCTAATTTTTCTTGAATTTTGATAAAATTAGTTGTATAATATACACAACCAAACTCACGTGTAGTGAGATTTAAATAAAACTTTTTTGTTTTGAGAGGGCTAGTGAGAGCCCTCTTTTTTTCTTATTTTTTTATTGTTTCTAAAATTTCTTCGAGGTTCTCATATTTTTCTGTGTCCTCGACAGCTTTTAGAATGTCTTTATCTTTGTATTTTTTTAGTAAAATACTCTCGATATTTTTTTTGATGATTTCTCTTTTTTTCTCTATATCTTTTATATCGCATTTCAATTTGTATTGCATTGTTCGCAATAAACCGTTGGAAATGTTTTCTAAGACTACATCTGTATCTTTTTGTAGTCTTTCAGAGGCAAGCAGCAAAGAGATATCATATTTACCCTTCATCGCTTGTAAGACGAATTCTTTGTCGTCTTTTAATTCTTCAGAAACATATTTTAAGCACCAGTTATTATACTTTAAAATTTCCTCCATGAATTGCTTGTCATTTTTCAATTCGTCAGAGGCGAATTTTAAAGCAGCATGTGTTTGCTTTGCAGCTTCTCTCACAATATCTTTATTGTTTTGAAACTTTTTAGCAAACTCTAACCCGAAACCGTTTGTTTTCATTGCCACTAAAACGACATCTTCGTCGTTTCTTAATCTTTCAGCTGCGAACTCCAATGCGGAACCGTCGTTTGAAATTGCCACTAAAACGACATCTTTGTCGTCTTTTAATTCTTCTGCTGCATATCTTAAAATTCTCCCCTGCTGACGTACAGCAGAAATGACAAGTTCTTTGTCTTTCTTCAATTCATCTGAGGCAAGCTCCAAAGCTCCGCCATTTTTTTTAGCTGATTCAATCATGAATTCTCTATCAGCTAATAATTCTTTTGGAGCTTTCATGAATGCCCAATCATTTTTTTTGATTTCTTCTAATAATTTTTTCTTTTCTAAAAACAAAATTTCATTCATCTTTTTCTCCTTATTCTGCTGGATTGTAAAGTTCAGCAGCGTTATCAATTATAATTTCGTTTTCTTCTTCCCCGAATGCCATTTTTCCGAAAACGGAAAATCCCTTGTATTTCCCAGCGATTATATCAACGATACAATCGCCGTTTTTTCCTACATTGTCTTTATCTACATATACATCTGTAGATAAGTTTACCGATTCTTTTACGTCTTCCCATTTTTTCATTTCCATTTCCTCTCTTTCTTTTTTTATTAAATTTTGGAGTTCTTCCAATTCCTCTAAGTTCGCGAACTCCTTAACGAACTTTTTCGCTTGGGATTTGGCAACTGTTTTTTTTCTTGCCTCTTTCCCTTTTTCTGTCGCAAGATATCGCTTCGTTGCAGCGTCTTGCTGTTTTTGCGTGGCATATCCACGCCGTTTTTTTTCTCCCATTTTTTCTCCTCACTCTCCAAGTGGCTCGATTTACAGCCACCCCCCTAGCTTAAGCACCTCTTTAATAGAAAGTGCTTTTTTTCTTAGAATTAACATTTCGACAGTCCAAGTGATTTTGTAAATAAAATCACTTGCTTTTTCTTTTAACATTGATACCACTTCCTTTTTTTGCTTTTTTGAAAGATTTGTGGTATAATATCATTGGCGGATGGTATTATACCACACCCCTCCGAAGAGGGGGTTGATACTATGAATTTCTTTTCGTTAGAGTAATCGTCAGTCGCCAGCTACCGATTACCAAAATTACTTGGATTTTCATATATATCACCTCCTTTTCTGTGAGGCTTGTGTAAGGTCTTTCGTCCTTCACACTAACAATATATCATATGTGTTACACAATGTCAACAACTTTTTTTAAATATTTTTGTAAAACTATAAAAAGTTCAATAATATCAATGGAAAAAGTTAGAAAAAAATTTTTTGAAAATTAAATACTAAGATATATTTTACAGTCTATAAAGTAGACGGGATATATAAGATTACATGTAAAGAAGCATGTATTTTTGTATATCTCGTCTTTTTTTTGTTTAATCAAGCGAGAAAATAGGGAGGTGTCTGTATGTGAGCGTAAGAGAAGAAGTATACAAGCTATTAGCATTAAAGAAAAACACGAGAGAAATAGCTGAAACATTAAACATCTCTATAAGATGTGCACAGAAACACAAGCGAACATATGATGACACGCTAGCGAACAGCGAACAAAAAACGAACGATAGAGGCGAACAAAAAAGAAGAAAAGAGATTGCAAGGGCTCATATCGTGACAGGTTCGAGCATTAAAGAAGCGAAAGCACTGAGTGGCACAACTACTGATATTTGTAAGAAGTTAAGCAGTAAAGAGCATTTACAAGAAAAGCAAACTGACTTTCTAAGACGCTTGAGGGAAGAGCATAAAGAGATGATTTTGCAGAATAAACGTGACAGATTAGAGATAAACACAAGAATAAAAGCAGATTTGGCAGTATCTGAATCTAACAAGCAGACGCAAGAAATGCTTCTAATGAACGAAAAGACTGAACAAACGATATTAGAGAGCGAGCGACTAGACAGACTAGAACGCTTTGAGTTCGAGAAAGAAGTACACAAAAGCAAGCTAAAGCTTGAAATGCTAGAAAAAATCGAACAAATGAGCGATAAAGAGCTTGAAGAATTGCAGAAATTTCTTGAAAAAAAAGAAACGTTTGTAAATGTAGAGTGAACAAAGTGCTAAAAAAATACGATGAAATACTTTTATTTGTAAAGCGAGAGTAAACATGAGCTTATTAAATTTAGTAAAACAAGAAATAAAAAAAAGAAAGCAAGCACAAGCGACATACTATAAATTTAACGCTAGACCCTACCAAAAGCGTCTGATACAGTCGTTTGATGATGGCGTAAAGTTTTTTCTTATTTGCTGGGCAAGACGGCTTGGAAAAGATCTTTTAACGTTAAGCTTGGCATGTAGAGAGTGTATAAACAAGCCAAATACCGTAGTTTATTACATATTCCCGACGATGAAACAAGGGAAAATGATGATTTTGGACGGTTACACGAATGAGAGAAAAAGACTGATTGATGAAGTGATAGATACAAAGTGTCTGAAATTGCCCTTGAAGTCTGATAAATTCTACCATTCAGACAATACATTGCAGTTCAAAAATGGGTCAAAGATTTATTTCGTCGGCTCACAAGACGCTAACACGAAAGTTGGGGGAAACCTCGATTTATTGATAGTTTCGGAAATGGCATTGATACAAAATGACGACATTGTGACATATCTAATACCGTCTGTCATTAACGTAAAAGGGCGTATAATCCTTGTTTCTACGCCGCGTTTCGGCTCAAAATTTAATGAAATGCTAGAAAAAACAGGCGATGAGTGGGAAAAGTCTATCATAGCAGCAAACAGCGAAGAAGCAGTAGATGAAGACGGAAATGCGGTATATACGGAAGAAAAGTTATCGGAAGCAAGAACGCTTATGAGCGATAGTAAGTTTAGACAAGAATACTTGTGCGATACAGACGTAGCGAACGAGGAAGCTATTTATGCTTACAGCTTATCGCGAGCGGAATGGGTAGACAGTTTAGAAATAAGCGGAAAAAAGCTGTATGTAAGCGAGGATTTGGGAATTAACGATAGTACAGCGTTATGCTTTGTTATAAATAACACTGTGATACATCACTATGCCAATGTAGATAAGCCAACAATTCACTATATACAGTATATTAAAGAGTTTTGTGTAAGAAATAAAATAACAGATATTGAGATTATTTTGCCTCATGATTCAGCGAACAGGCAAGACGCAGTTACGCACTTAGTTAGCAGATTTCAAGCTTACAGAAATGAATTTAAAAAAGTTACAAAGCTAAAAGCACAAGCAGTAGCGACTACAATAGAAATCACGAGACACAGTTTAGAACAACATAATCTTAAGTTACTAGACTGCGAGAATGTGCGTGATATGGTACATCTGATGAAAAAATACGAATGGAAAAAAGACAGCAAAACAGGCGAAAACTTAAGAAAGCCGGCTCATGGCAGAGGTTTAGCAGCTTCAAACACATGTGACAGCGTTGAATACTATTGCTTACATAAATTTTTAAAAGAATACAAAGAAAATAGTCGAGAATTCAAAATAATCACAAGCTAGGAGGTGGAAGATGGAGCCAATCAAGGTCGGAAAAGGGCAATTAATGGAGAGTTTGACAAAATTGTTGTTTGAAGAAATATCAGCAACAGAGGAGTTGCTCGATAATGAAAAAGTGGATGAAATGCTACATGATGAAGACATCTCGATATTGACAAACAAAATCACAAGAACGGTCGCAGCGAGAGAGTTAAGAGTTTGTACAGATAAGCGAGAGTTGGAAGATAAAGCAGAAGAAATACAAGATAGATTCAATGTTTCTAAGTTTAATCGTATTTTTAAGCATATCTTAAACGCTAGATACTACGGTTTTTCGTTGTTCGAGAAAGTCTATGACGAAAACTATAACCTTCAATCGCTTGTGTCAGTGCCCCAAAAATACGTAGCTTTTGACACAAAAAAAGGCTGGTATATTACAGCTGGAAGTAAGGAGACGTACATAGACAAAGAAAAATATTTCTTATGTATTCACGAGCGTGACGTTGCGAACAAAAAAGGAAAAAGCGTGTTAAAAAGCTGCTTACAAGCGTACGAAGATAAAAAAATGTTTGGAAATCAGTTGAGGGGACTAGCGAAAAAGTACGGTGAAACTATCATTTTCTTTGCTTATGATGACACAGAAGATGAAAACGATGTAAAGAAAAAAGCAGAAGAAGTGAAAAAAATGCAAGGCGGCGGGACAGTAATTGGAGTTCCGACAAGCTTGGGCATGAAGCTATCAGATAGCCTGTATTTGCTTGATTTGAAAGACATAGACCCTAGCATTTATATAAAGTTACACGATTGGAAAAAAGAGAAACTAACTCAAAATTTGCTAGGTGGAACGCTAACAATCGACAATGGGCAAGGGCGTGGATCTTATGGGCTTGGAGAAATACATCAAGAATCGTTTGATGAAGTCGTGAATGATTGTTGTCAGTTCATCACAGATAATATGCAACAACTCTTATATTTTGATAGTTTGTACTTTGGGTACGATTATCGGGAATTTTACTTCAAGCTAGAGAAAATAAAAGACAGAGATGAAGAGTTGGCATTTGACGAAAAGCAAGAAGATTTGAAGGCTAAAAGAATTGATAATTTCTTGAAAATGCGAGAAGCAGGAATCACAAAAGAGGACCTGAACGGTGATGAAGCATGACGGGGTTTAAGTTGACAACTAAAATCAATATAAGTACTCGTAAAATCGCTACTAGAGAGTTAATGGACAAAATATCACAAGATATGCGAAAAACAGCGCGTGATAGGTTCAGAACCTCGACAGGTCCGAATGGCGAGCAATGGGCAACAGTAGGATACAGGAGCGGAAGACCGCTCGTCATCACAGGAAGTTTGAGAGATAGCTTGAGACGTTCTTATGACAAAAATAAGGCGGTTCTTGGAACTAGTGACATAAGAGCTAGACTACATCAATACGGAGGGCTTATTCAAGCTAAGAACAAGCCATATTTGACGTTTAAAATCGGGGATAGTTGGGTAAAAAAGAAATCTGTATACATTCGAGCTAGACCATACATCGGTTTCAATCAGGCGATGATTGAGAGATACAGAGAAATGGCGGCTAAGCACGTGCAAGAGCAATTAAAAAAGAGATTAGGAGGTAAAGAGTGAAAAAGAGAGTGAAAGTCTTTCAAGCTGGGAATTATCCGCAAGGGAACTACAGCAAAGAAAAAGTGAATGAAATCTTTGGAACGGCTGGAAGAGTAGACGGAATCTATGCTCATACAAGTAAATGGGCAGAAAAAGGGGAAGAACCTTTGAAAGTCGCGGAATTCAGCGATTTCAAAGTGACGGACGGAGTAGTGACTGCATTAGTAGAGTTTAACGAAAAAGGGCAAGGATACTTCAATGATAGCGTAATTAAAGGGGTTTCTGTTGAAATTCGGGATAATAAGTTATCTAAGGTTGCATTATTGCCAATTGGCGTAAAACCACAGGTTGCAGGAGCAGAGTTCGCAGAAGAAGAATATGCAGAAATTGAATTTGAAGTGATTGAAGAATTCGAAGAAACAAAGATTGATGTTAATTCTGTCAAAGACATGAATTTAGATGACAAAGTAGCGATTATAACAGCTATCTTTGGAAGTCTGACAAATGATGAAAAAGAGGGAATTAGACAGCTGTATTGGGCAGATTTTGAGAAAAAAGAACCGGAACAACCTGAAAAAACTAAGACAGAAGCAGAAATCAGAGCTGAAATCACAGCAGAATTTGAGAGAAAGGAAAAAGGAAACGCTTTGAAGCAAGCAATGAAGAAAAAAGTAGTTCCTTGTATGCAATCAATCGTGGAATTCGCTATTGATGAAGCTTTGATGAAATCAGGGACGGTTGAATTTGAAGCGGACGGAAAGAAAGAAAACGTTTCTTATTTCGAGAAAATCGAAAAAGAAATTGAAGCTTTGCCGGACGCAGCTAATTTTCAGAGCGAAGTGGAAAGAATGGAATTTGGAGTATTTGAAGAGGGAGCAGGAGATGACCCAATGACAAAGGCTCACGATGAAGTAAAAAAAATGCTAGGAGGTAAATAATGACGGGTTTAATGTGTTTTATCGCAGGTTCGGCAGTGACAATAATCGGGCTTTATTTTTACGAAAAATTCAACAAAGGAGGTAAGGAATAATGGCGGAATTTAAAAGAGAAAAATTTGACAGAAAAAACATTACGAAAGACGTAGTATCTATTCCCGGATCGGTAGATAAAGCGTGCAAAAAATTAGAGATTGGAAACGTCTTAGCTTACAATGACACTACAAAAAAATGGGTTAAATATGCAAAAGAAACTCATGCAACCGGATTATTTTTGTTCGGAATTGTAAAAAATGACGTGGATGTGACATCGGCAGATACTTCTATTTCTATTCTTGTGCAAGGAGAGGTACCGAAAACGTATGTGAAAGAAGTTTCAGACGACGAAAAATTATGGGCTTTATTAGCAAAACAAGGAATTTACGTATTATAAGGAGGTAAAAATGGCATTAACACAAGTACAACAAGAACTAATCGGAGCAATTTCCGCAATTGAAACGAGACCAACTCCGTTTTGGAATTTATTTAAGAAAAACAAAGTACCATACATGGCGTTATCTACAACTATCAGAGTAGATGAAGTTATGGAACATTTGGTAAAGGCTAAGTTAGTACCAAGAGGAACTGTATTACAGCCAATTGAGGTTGGAGGATTTAGTACAGTTACAATCAAGCCGGATATATTGAGTGCGTCTGTCGGGGTTTCTGCGGAAGATACAATTTTGCAACAACCGGGAGAATTGGCAATCGTAAACGGTCAAAAAATAAAAGCTTCTACGTATGATAGAGTTTTGAAATTAACTACAATCAAGAGCGCAATTGAGGGCTCTAAGGAAGACATGGCGGCAAGTGTATTCTTGACTGGAAAAACAAAAGACGCAAGCGGATCGGAAGTCAATCTTGGGTTGAAAGAACCAAATACAGTAGACAAAGTAAAAACTGAAAGTTGGCTATCTTTTTTTAGAAAACAAGTATCCGATTATAAGAAAAAACACAATACACTTCCGGACAGAATTTTCGTAGGAACAGATATTGCGGATAGTTTGGCAGCGTATATTGAAAGTTCAAATAATCCTTTGCTTGGAGTACAAGTAAAATTGGAAGACGGACAAATAAAATACGAACTGAAAAACTTCCCAATCACAATCGAAACATATCCCGACTCAGACACTGAGACAGATACAAGCAAGAGTATGACTTTGTTCAAAGAACTTTGTCTATTCCCTGTATACGCTGGTTTGTCTTATGTGGGAACAACCGGAAAACCTGAAATGATTCGTTCCGACGTTGTTGTGATAGAAACGAAAGCAAACGAGGAAACAGGACAACAAAAACTAGGAGCGACTTCCGCACCATTCCCACTAATCGTAAGACCTGACCTATTTGAAAGATACACCGTAACTATCAAATAGAGGTGGGCTATGGAAATCACGAAGTATTCAAAGAGAATTCAAAGTTTCTTGAAGCAAGAATACGGTAGTGAAGAAGAAGTGAAAAAAGCTTTAAACCTCTTTAAAGAAGAGGGTGAGAGTATCGCTGTAACATTGGGACTTGAGGTATCACCTGAACACGATACTCTCTTAGAGCTTTATGCGGAACACCGTATCTATTCAGCTATGGGGAATGAAAAGCTTGCAGCGTTAAAATTAGAGGTTTTCAACAAACTGTTAAAAAGCTTTGTATCTGTAGCGGAAAACAAAAAGAAACTGGAAGAAATCAAGAAATCACAGAAGAAAGGGATGATGATTTTCAATGAATAATATAGAAGTTTTGAAAAAGGTTCAAGAAGTCTTGCAACAAGAATTTGAAGAAGTATCTATAAAATTCTTAGAAGATTCTATCTTTGATGATGTGATTTTGAATGAAATTGGGATTGAACCCGCTGGCGAAAATTATAAAAGCGTTGGACTTGGCGGGTTTACTGAACATGAAACAGAAAACATATCTTTTTCAATCAATCTTGTCAGAAAACAAGAATTTAAGGGAGATACTTTATCGTTAGAACAGTTCTTAGAAGAAAAAGATAGCATTATTGAGCTATTGTATTCAGAAGATTTGTTAGGAATTGACGGAATATTTCGAAGTTTCGAGATAGAAACCGAGCCTTTGAGATTTTCTCATGAAGAAGTAGCTTGGGACGTCTGGATTTATAAAATCAAAGTACTTGGAAAAGTACGATAGGAGGGAATATGAATTTAAAAATTGGGGTCGGAGTTCAAGATAGTTCTGATAAAAAAGCCACCAAAATTACTCAATTAAGAGTAACGGAAAGTGACTTAAAACCTTTGAGAAATATAGTAGATTCTGATGAATTTAATGGAAGTCCATGGAAAGGAGATTCATTTTTAGCGTCAGAAAGTGCAAGTGGAAGCATTACGTGTCATCTAACTGTAGAGACATTGAAATTATTGTTACCCGGTTTTGGATTTGACGTAACAGAAGTATCGCTTCCAGATACTACTGGAATTTCAGAACCTAAAGTTACATTGACAAACTTAGGAAAATATACAGCTAGCGGGAAAATAGAGAAGTTCTTTACAATTGTGGAACAAAATTTAGAAGACCAAGAAGAAAGAACTTTAATTGGATGTCAATTTGGAAATGTTACTATTGAAGCTTCTCAAGGGGCGTATGTCACTATGACATTGGAAGTAATAGGGTTCTCGTATGGATATAAGCAGGACTCTTTGAGTGAAGTTGAGCTTTTAGAAGATTATAGTAACAGATTGACTTGTGTTGACGCAACATTTCACATGAGTAAAGATTTGTCGGCTAATACACAATCTATAAATGTTTCTATCAATCAAAATTTGGAAGCTAAGTTTGGATTGGGTAGCACAAAAGCAACCAGAATTACGAGAAATGGAAAGATTGAAGCAAAATGTTCTTTGACATTCAACGCTTATGATAAGGCTTTGTATAAGAAAGCGTATGACAATCTATTGAGTGGAGAAACCGCGGAAGCTGTTATCAAAATGAAGACAAAGGATAAAAAATACATTGGTATCTATTTACATAAATTAGGTACAACAAATGTAGAAATGACAGATAAAAAAGGTGGAGGCGGGTTGTCTCAAGAATTGGATATTCAATATGACCAATCAAAGAAAACACCTATTACATTTGCAATTGGAACAGTTCAATAAAAAGGAGAGATGAAGAATGAAAACAATTAAAATCGGAACGGAAGAAAATTATGTGGAAATTAAAGAAATGATGTCTTTCTGGGAAAAGAGAGAATATCAATACGGCTTTGGTGGAATTTACGCGATGAATAAAGACGCTTCCCGGATTGAAGTAAACACAAGAAAACCTTTTGAAGAAACAGAAGAATATTTCTTGTTAAAAAGTCAAGTTATGACGATTGCAGAAAATGGGGATATTATCTATGACAATGCGGACGCAAAACAAAGAAAAGAGTTTTCTAAAGTTTTGAAAAATGCATATGGAGAAACTTCCAAGAATTTAGAAGAAGCGTTAGGCAAAATCAAAGAAGTCAATGAATTAGTGAAGAAAGAAGAAAAAGAGGAGAAAGAGGAAGAAAAAAACGACTAAAATTTCTATCAATGGCGGCTGATATGTTCTTAAACGGTAGAGAAATTTCAGAAGATTATCCGGGATATGAAAAATTAGTAGAGCAATATTTGAAAATACATAGGTATAAACGATACTTTGTAAAAAAATATGTTGCCAATGGTTTTTCTTCTCAAAGATACTATGAATTGAAGTTTCTACCGTTCGGAGAAGCTCTTGGGTATGATAACCACCCTTGGAAAGTTATCCGAGACATAGAGGAGATATTAAGTGCATTGAATGAAATAGCGAGTCAACAAAATTAAAAAGGGAAGTCTAGGAAGATTTCCCTTTCATTGTAAAAGGAGGTGGAAAAATGTCGCATACAGTGGAGATGAGTTTGTCATTTCAGGATAACTCCAAAGAAGCTTTGGAAAGCTTAGCAAAAGCTATGGGGAAGACTACAAAGCAAATGGAAGAAGAATTGAAAAAGGTTGCGAAAGCCTTTCAAGAATTTGAAGAAATGGCAAAGAGGACAAACCTATTTGAAAAAATACAAAAAGACGCCGAAAAGCATTTGAAACAAGTAGAGAACAGATTCAAAAGTATGCAAGAAAAAGCGAAGCAGTCTTTTGGAATAATAGAAAAAATAGCAAGAAGAACATTCTTAGCAATGGCGACATTTACAGGATTTGCAGTCAGGGGTTTTGCAGATTATGAATATTCAATCAAGAAAATCCAAACAATTTCAAAGGATAGTTACGAAACGATAAGCACAAATATTAGAAAAATGGCATACGAAACAGGAACTTCTTCCAAAGAGTTAGCTTCCTCACTGTATGACATCGTGCAAGTTATTCAAGATTCACCTGATAAATACAAGATGTTGGATACAGTCAATAAATTATCTATTGCAGGATTTACAGATACCACACAAGCAGCGGAGCTATTAAACTCTATAATGTTGACTTATGGAATGACGGTAAATGACCTTGTAAAAGTATCTAATAAATTGATAGTGACACAAAATCTAGGAAACACAACGATTGGGAAAATGGCTCACAATCTAGGAACTTTAATTCCACAAGCCAAAATGGCAAACGTTTCTTTGGACGAAGTGTTGGCAACGGTAGCGACCTTGACACTTGGAGGAATTCGTACCGATAAAGCAACCACAGGACTAAGAGCAATGTTATCCGAACTATCTAACGAGAGTTCAAAATTAGGAAAAGAATTTAAGAAGATAACCGGAGGATTAGATTTTAAAAACTACACTTTATCCGGAGGAACTATCATCGGAGCTTTGAAACTAATCCAAGAAAAAGCAAAAGACGCAGATAAGGCAATGACCGAAATGTTTGGAAATATTCGTTCTAAAACAGCGGCAGGGGGATTGGCAATTTTAGAAAAGAAATATACGCAAGTTTTAAATGCAATTGCAAACGCACCAAATGACCAATTGGCTAGAGCCTATGCAACTATGCTAGATACTACCAAGACTAACCTGGAAAGAATTAAAATGGTTGTTTCTACCTATACCCAAGAGATAGGAGAAAGAGTAGCCAAAGATTTGGCAGGAGCTTTGAATATCAACGATGTAAAAAGTTTCGAGGACTTATTCAACGAAAAGAATATTGATAAAGTATATTCTTTCGGGAAAGCCATATTCTTTGCAACCGGGGGAATTACGGCTCTAGGAATAGCGTTAAAAGGTATTGAAACAGTGACGGCGGCTTTTGCTCTATTACATAACCCAGCAGTACTTTTGATTGCGTCTTTAGGTGGTGTTTATTATGGCATTCGTAAAATTTTAGACATTAAAAATGAAGAATTTGAAAAAACTAAAAAATGGCTAAATGAAACAGAAGAGGGATTGAAAAAACAAGTTGAGACTTTGAAAGAAATTCAAAAACAAAAGGAACAAGGTGGATTTACAAGCCTAAAACCTCTACGAGGATTAGAGGGATTTAGCCCAAAAGTTTTGGCAGATTTGGAAAGATTGAACAATCTGAAAGTAAATGCTTATAATCAAGGAAATATCAATGAATTTGAAAGACTAGCCAAAGAATTTCGAGAAATTATGGAGAGAGAAATTCAAAGGTTAGAAAAAGAGACAATCAGATTAAATGCAAAAGTTTTTGTAGATGTTGATGTTGTAAGAGAAAATTCAAGGCAAAAAGCCTTTGAATCTTTGTTGAATATAGAAGACATCGATAAAATCTCAAAGGAATTCCACAGCGGAAAGTACAAAGGAAATAAAAATGAGAAGTTTATTTATGAGGATTATTTGAAACAATTAGACAGCTTGAATGTTTCTAAAAGATCAACGCTAAGAAGAGACATCAGCGAAGCTATTTCAGGGATAGCAAAAAAAAGCTATAACCCAGACGGAGACAAAAAAGGAAGCAAAAAAGACCCGTTCAAAGAATTGATTTCAGAACTTGGAGCAAAAATCAAACGAGATTTAGGCATCCAAGAAAAGATTGAGATTTTGGAAAGAGCAAAGGAAAAGTTCAAGAAGAATATCAACGAAATCAATACAGCTATTGATAATTTTAAAATCGAGGCTTTAGCTAACAAGATTAAAAATGCTTTAGAGGGCGTGAACTTAAGAAATCACGAATATTCTTCCGGTGAACAATTAGGAAAAATCCAAGCCGGGGAAAAGCTCGTATTACAGCAATTGGAAATGGCTCGAAAAGTCAATAATTCTGATTTAGTGAGAGATTTGGAAAAACAAATGAAACAACTTGATTTTACGAAATTTTTAATTCCTGTAGAAGAAAAAATCAAAGAAATTGAGAAAAATTTAAAATCCGCACAAGAACAATCTGAAAAAATCAAAGAAAATAAAGATAATCTGTCCTCAGCGGAAATTAAAAGGATACAAACAGAAATTGCCGGAACAGTAGCAGCCAACAAAGCTCTTATCGAAAATATGAAAGGTTACTTAAAACAAAACCTAGAAAATGGGATGTTAACTCAGGGAGACTACGACAAGTTAAAGCAAACTGTGGATAATTTGGATACATCTTCTGACAAACTGAAAAATGCTGCAATAAAAGTAGAAAACAGTATTCCGGGTGCTTTAAATGCTATAGGAAATGCTTTTTCACAGCTTGGAAATGTCACAGGAAGTCAGACTTTAGGTGGTATCGGTAGTATCTTTGGGGGATTAGGAAGTATTGGGGATTTAGTTGGTAAATTTAAGTCTGGCGGTGGTATTGGAAGCATTTTAGGGATGTTCAGCAAAACCGGATCACTTTCTGGTGGAATGGCTTCTTTAGGAACTGTTGCAAGCGGAGTCGCCGCAGGAATTGGCATTGTCTCTACAATTGGTTCTCTATTCGGAAGAAGTGGAAAGAAAAAAGCCGCAGCAATTGACGCAAGAAATAAAGAAAATGAAGAAGCATATAAGAAGCAGATTTCCGCATTACAGCAATTAACGCAAGCTATTCAACAAAACTCCGAAAGGATTAAAAGCTTTGCAGATAGAATGTTGACAGATGTTGCGAAAAATCCAACTATCAAAATGATTTTCGGAGGAGAAAGCAACTTTGATTTGTTACATCATTCTATGATAGCGGGAAAACATTTTGCGGATATCACTGCTATAGAAAAAGGTTCTAAAAGATACCGTTCAGGTTTTAGAAAGAAAAGTAAATCTACATATACCAAAGTAGATATTGGAGAATCCGAGTTATTAAGATACTTAGGGTTTAGTAAGTCAGAATTGGATGCATTTACAGATAGTGAAATGAAGCAATTGGATAGCGTGTTGCATAACGTTAATCACGAAACATTACGAAGAGCAACCGGAAGAAACTTAACAGAATCTTCTATTGAAGAATGGAAGAAACAGGTACATGAGTTTGTAGAGCAGATTAAATATCTGGAAAAAGAAAAGGCGGATCTGTTCAAAGGTTCTACACTAGAAAGCTTTACAGGCGTGGAATATAAGACGGAAAAAGAATTGATTAAGGAATACACAGAGCAATTCAAACAAATGGGATTAGTTGGAGAGCAATACAACGAAACTATCAAAGAAATGGCGAAAAATAACCAAGTGCTAATTACTTCTATGTTGGACGTGCGAAATAGCACGATAGAGGGATTTGCAAGTGGAAATGGTGGATTCTTAAGTTCTATGAAGTCTTACTTTGAAAAGATATTTAAAAATGCAAGTTCGGTAGCTTATGATGTGGTATTTAGCGATTTAGACAACTACTTAACACGAGCTTTTGAGAAAATATCAAATAAGCTTGTGGACATTAAGAAGAACGGAAAGCTTGATTTTAAAGGTTTATTTAGTGACTTTGATTTTGAGAAATTGAAGAACCTAGACATCATGGAAAAGCAAGTAAAACAATCTTTAGATGTCATAAAAAAAGAGCTGTTAAGCAATGGAATAGATTTATCCTTAATCAATAAAATGCTTCCATGGAGTGATTTTAACGATAGGATAAATGATTTAAAAAACGCTTTATCAAGTGCAATGAACGCAGGATTGGAAGAACATAAGTTCTCCAGTTTTACGAAAGCATTGGGACAATCTCTATATGATAGCGTGAAAAATTCTTTGGTTAAGGCATTCAGTGAAAGTGCTTTGTATCAAGGAATGATAGAAAAATTCATCCGGGCGGAAAATTTCCAAGCACAATTGGAAAAAGCGGGAAATTTCAAAGATGTCTTAGGAATAGCAGACGGCATTATGAAGAAGTTTGGCTATGAATTAGAGGCAGCGGGACTTGGTGGATTTGACGCAATCAACAATATCAGAAGAGAAGAAGATACACAGTTGGGAAATGCTTATTACACAGATAAGGCGGCAAATGTAAATATCACATTTAACAATACTTACAATGGAGATATTTATGGGTTTGATGACTTTGAGTCAATCAATCGTAAAATGTGGTTAAAAAATATGGAAGAATATAGATTAAAGCCAAATGGAAGTAACTAGGGAGAGGGGTTCCTCTCCCAGATAGGAGGTAAAAATGGAGAAAAAAACAATTGTAACAAGAATTTCATATAGAGATAACACCGGTGAAATGAAAACTTTGATTTTATCAAGAAATGAAATAATGGAAGTTAACGAAAAGTGTTTGACTAATATGGTTTTAAGTAAAGAAGAACTGGAAGAATTGGAAAAGGCTTTTGGAAAAGAAATTGGAGCTATATTTTGTTGTGTAGAAAATTCGGGATACGTTCAAAATAAAGTTGAACATGATACAAAAATCAAAAATTCCTGTTGTACTGATAAAAAAATAAGCTCAGAAATGGAAGAATTCTTATTAGAAATAGAAGCATTTAAGAAGAAAATGCAAGAATTGGAATTTACATACAAAGAAGTTGCAGAACTGACAAAAGAGTTCGTAAAAGCAAGAGTGGTAGAATTGCCGAAGTACTGTAGCTTTAAAGTTTATTCTTGTAACAAGGATAAATCTAAATTTTTAAATGCTTCTAATGCACATATCACATAATCATTATTCATGGTTAAGTTTGAAACATAACGAAAACCGACAGAAATAGGATACGGATATGCAGTTACGAAAATTTCAGTTTTTATTCCGTGATCTGTTTCTGTTGTTTTAAGTAATGGAGCTTTATTGTATTTTTTTAAAAAATTTTTAATTGTTTTATTCAACAGTTCTTGATTTTCCAAAGAATTATCATCCATATAGTTCTCCTTTCGTACTTCGGCAATACTATATATAACTTTTTTGAGGGAGAAAATCAAGATAGGAGGAAATATGCAACTATCAACACTACGGTATCAAGGATATACCGCTAGAATTACCAACCTATCGACTACGGAAGAGTTACAGGATTGGGTATCGGAATGTAACATCACACTTCCACAATCCAATCTCATCTCCTCTATGGAAGCTAGGTTTCAACTAGAAGAAAAGAAAATCAATAAAGGGAATGAAATTAAGATAGAAATTTTGGACGATGTGGGAAATGTACTTTATACCTTGCAAGGAGAGGCAAACATTCCACGTAGAACAAAATCCTATACCAGTTTGGAAGTATGGGAATACACAGTCAAAGATAGCTATAACCGGCTATTTGAGAAAGTAGTTCCTGAAAGCCAAACGTTTTATGACCTTTACTTATGTAATACAAATGACAAACACAATTCTTTACTGCATAAAATAGCAAGTGCTTTAGGATTTCGGGAAGAGGAACTGGATTTTGAATCGGTTGCGTTTGAGAATGGCAGCCTAATCCGATTGCCTTTTGTGTATTTAGAAGAGAATTCACGTTGGATTGATAAATTACAAGCTTTTATTGAAGCAAGTGACGGAATTTTATATGTAAAGAATAAAAAGTTATTCTATCGACCTCGTAATTTAACGATTAACCACGCTTTCTCGTTTAACAGGACTAATATTATTACTAGCTTAGAAGAAATTGAAAAAGAGGTACTACAGAACGGGATACGGCTTGTTTACGATAGATATGAAAAATTAGACAATCAAGTGGTATTTAATCTACAAAAAAAGATAATAACAGAGCCAAATACCAATCCGGATACGGAAGTTCCGACGATGAGGATAAGTTTTATTACATCAGCGGTATCCGATCCGACATTGACAAAAGCAACCGGGTATTATTTCAAAACAGATGACCCAAGCTCTAAAGTGGATATTCCATTGGAGGAAAATGTTCACTACAAAAAAGTATCTTGGAAAGAAACAGGAGCGGAAGTGAAATTCTATAATCCACTTTCTCATAAATTGTATATAGATAATTTTGAGATAAAAGGGGTTCCTTTATCTATGTATGCGGACAATGAAGTGAGTGTGATGTATCCCAATGTTTTGGAAAAGCACCAAGAAAATTTCATCACTTCCAGCAAGAATAAATTTATCCAAACAAGTGAACAAGCAAAGTTTTTAGCAAAAAAGGCAATGCGAAGAGGGGTTGTCAATCATGCAGAATACCAATTCAAAACTCCGTTTCTTCATCAGATTGAAGTGGGCGGAGTATATGGCTTAGATCTGGAAGATATTCATACTGTAATTGAAATTACAAATATTTCTATCAATCTAAGACCAGGAGTATTCCGTATGGATATTCAAGGAATTTCGGTCAAAGAAGAGTTAGGGAGTGTGAAAATTACTTCCAAGCTATCCGGGAATCCAAAAGAAAGCTACATTGATTTACGACCGGTGGAAGAAGAACTCAAAAAACAAAACGGAGAGCTAAAAAAGCTAGATAGAGATGTTCGCTCTAAGCTTCATAAAATGAACAAAGTCCCTACCGAAAACGTGGAAGAGAATGACATTTGGTTGAATCCTGATACGAACGAATGGAAGAAGTTTTACAATGGTGTATGGAATCCAATTTCAGAAAAAGAAATACTTCCGTCTATGAAGATGTATAACAGTTTAGACGGAAACGTCATAAAGTTGCAAGGAACCGCAGATAAAGTGGGAGCGTATTTGTTAAATGGGGGCGAGAAATTCGGGAGCTTAAACGGAGAGTTGGCTCATGTAACATTCGATAAATTAGGTCAATTCGAGGCGGAAAATCCAAATAATAGGGTTGCACTGAACATCAAAGACCCGGCGAATCCCAGCCAAGTAAATTCTCAAATACTGTTAGGAGTAACAGATGTTAAAGATGAGAAATGGAAAGATGTAATTTTCGCACTGGGAGATGAAGCAAGCTCCAATCGTTTTATATTTCGAAACGGAAGTTTACAACAAACGGTAAACGGGGAGGAATTGTCAGAAAAATTATCAAATGTGGATAGAAATATCAGCAATCTAGCTCATGCGGATAGTGAGAATAAGCGGGACTTAGAAGAAAAAATGAATGCTGCAAAACAAGAAATTAATGCACAGTTAGTGAATTCGGATAAGAAATGGACAGCTTTACAAGGACGGTATCAAGAAACAATTGAAGATGTTGCTTCATTTAAGACGCAAACAAGCGAAAAAATCGATACAGTACAAGGGGCTTTACAAAAAGGAAACTTTGTCATCACTGCAAATACGACATTTGACGGGGCAGCTCGGTTCGTTTCACGAGGAAGCAATGAGGTTATCACGATTGCAAATGGAACGATTGATTTCCATAGAGACGGAAAACGATTGACGAGAATCAGAAACATTCGTCATGGTAGTGTTTTCACTGACAGCAAAGGAAAAGGAATTGTGACATTTGACGGATTTATACAACCGATGTTTGTCATGGCTTCTATTAAATCAGCAAACTTTGGAAAGAATATGGCAAGCGTATTTTGCTATGCATCGAACATTAAAGAATCCGTATATCAGTTTTTTCTAGGGGGAAGTAATGAAGATTATGTTCATGGAAATCCGGTTACTAAAATTGGAAATACGTATACGATAGAAAATTGCGTTTTAACAACATTGACTCATGTGAAAATCAATTTAAATGTATATCATACGAGCGAGTATCTATATGCACGCGGAGATGACCACTACATGATAGAACGTCCATCTGTACGAGTAATTATCACAAGAAAAGATAAAACTAAGGTATTGTTACTTGAAAAAGTAGTAGAAATTAGAAGTGTCTTCCATAAAGAATTGAGACAGGATCGTGGACATACGCAATGGTGGAGTGAATCTTATATTGAATTTCCACTTCAAATTCAGCGAGTTTATGAAGAAAGAACGGATGTAACTTACGAAGTGAAAGTAACAAAAGTAAATTCTATAGGAAAATATGGGTATTTTGACAAATATACTGCCACATTCGAGATTCCATCGAGCCATGATTGGGTTAATTCTATAGAGATTACAGCAGTATCTGACACTTCCAAACTTGGAGAAGTGCAGGGAGAAGGAGAGGTTAGTTATATTGCAATGGAAGTAGATTAGGAGGAGATATGTTTTACTATTTGAAAAAAGAGAGATTAAAACAAGGAGTTGCAGAAGTGTTGTTTGAGGTGCCTACTGCTATTCCTAACTACAAAGAAATTACAAACTTTGGGGAATTATTGGAATATGAGGGAGAGGGTATTCCGAGCGATTGGGAATACGATTCTCAGTATGATGTATTTTACAGTGCTAAAGAAAAGCCTAGCCCATTTCATCGAAAAATCAAAGGACAATGGCAAGTAGTAGACAAAGAGGGTTTTCAAGCCTTTTGTGAAAAAAACATCGACAAAATTAAAGCCGAGATATTGGAATATGGGTTTGATTATCAAGGACATAGACAAAAATGCAGAGATAAAGATGTGGCATATATGGTAGCAAACATCGTTTCTTTGCAAACGGCAAAAGCATTGGAAAAAGAAAAAAAAGTAACATGGTATTTTTCTGACAATTATGGAATGGAAGCAGGATTACAGGAGTTAGGAATCTTAATGCTTTACGGAACTACCTTTGTACAGTCTGTTTACGATACAGAAAACTATTTTAAAACTTTGGAAGAATTGAAAATTGTTACAAAGGAAGAGTTTGAAGAAAAAAGAAGAGAAATTCATCAGGCGTTAGCAAATTAGGAGGGGAAATATGCGACATATTACAAATGTGTTAGTCCACTCTAACCGTTGTGAAGTGGTAGACGGTCATGCATTCGCGACCGGAGACAAAGGACTACCGCATATTCATTTACAATTTCTATATATGTTTGGAGAAAATAGTTTGCAAGGGAAGAATTTAGAATGTAAATACTTACTTCCCAATGGGCAATATTCCGCAGAAACGGTAAAAATTACCGGGAAAAATGAGGTAACGTTTCCGATTCATTATAGTTGCTTTACGGTTAATGGTTGGACGACACTTAGAATTACGTTAATCAACGGCAGCAATCGGGTAACGTTGGAAGATATTATCATTAAAACGAAAGAAACGAAGCTCGGAGAGCCGTTCAGCAATACGAAAGTAGAAGAAGCTATTGCCCAAGCAATTGAAGTAACTACATCCTCAATTTCAGCAGAAGGGGAAACTATTAAGGAAGAACTTAGAAACTATATCCAAAAAGAAAAAAGCAAGTTAAAAGGAGAAAAAGGGGAAAAAGGAGAACCGGGAGAAAGAGGACCGATTGGAGAACAAGGTCCTAGAGGACTTACAGGAGAGCGAGGTCCACAAGGGGTACAAGGCGAGAAAGGTCTTACAGGTCCACGAGGACAGAAAGGAGATAGAGGAGTTGGAATCATATCGGTTACCGCAATAGATAACAACCGGGTGCGATTAGAATATGGAGACGGGCAAAGCACAGAAGTAGACATTCCTACCGTTGCAGGAAAACAAGGAAATGACGGTATTGGAATTTTAGGAATTTCCTCTAGTCAAGAAGAGGAAACAGTAACTTTGCATTTTGATTTAACAAACTCTACCCGTGAAAATATAAGTTTTACCGTACCGCAATCTTCTGGTAGTGGTAGTACGGCAAGTCCTTTAAAAATTGAATTCGAAGAAATTTTTAACGGGAATTCTAGTAATCTGGTATTTGGGAAACCATTAGGAAATTACCAATTTTTACAAATCCAAAACACTCAACAAACGGCAACCATTCCCGCAAAAATAGGAGCAAATTTCAAATTTTGGTATGCAAGTGGAGAAGTACAGGACGATAGAATTGTAATGACTTCTAGCGGAACTTACAAAGTATATGGGATTAAATTAAGGGGGCAAGTGTCCCCCGATATCACAGCGGATTTATCGAATTACTATGACAAGGGACAATCGGATAAAAGATATGCTCGAAACAAGCATTCACATGATGAATTATTGTCACAAAACCAAGCAGACAGGCTATATATCCCACAAAGTTTAGGATTGTCTTTTGCGAAACAAGATACTTCGGTTAGTTTTCAGAACATTACTGCAAGTGGAGATATTTTAGCACAAGGAACAGTGACAGGTCTTTCAGATAAAAGATTAAAACAAAATATTGAGAAAATACAAAACCCATTGAAAATTCTAAAAAAATTAAATGGATACACTTTCACTATGAATAAAGAGAGGCACGTAGGAGTCATTGCACAAGAAGTTCAGAAAGCACTTCCTGAAGCTGTTCGAGAAACAGAAAATGGATATTTATCTGTTGCTTATGGAAATATGGTAGGGTTATTGATTGAAACAAATAAGGAATTGCTAAAGAGAATCGAGGTGCTGGAACATGTCATTAAACAGTAGTGGAAGAATATCGCTTAAAGATATTGCGAAAGAATTGGGAAAAGAAGGGAAGCAAATCTCTTTCAACGACCAAGATGTCTTAACGTTAGCAGGGAAAACCTCAGGGCAAGTTGTCCTTCCCAATGATTTTTGGGGGAAAAGTTATGCTTCCGTTCCTACGGAATATCCATATAATGCAGTAGCCACCGAAATGTATATGTACGCACGTAACATATTTATAGTCTTGAAAGAAAGAGATTATCTACTTAAAAGCTTGTACGTCGGGGGAGGGACTGTCGATTGTATATTCGATTCAAAAGTTCCTCACGAAAATCTTGTTCTTGCTTTCGAAGGCGGCACTAAATTATATCTAAAAAAAGAGTCAGATACGGAATTCGTTTTAGATGAAAGTAAAATACCGATAGTAAATGATTCATCTTCATCTTTTTCTGGACGTTTTAATATTTTAATAGAAGAAGTTGAAAACAAACCTTTAAACACGGAAGATTATATTTTAACAGTAAGAGAAACAAATAAATACTTTGGATATGTGAATGGCGTTGGGGATATAACTCCTAAAACATTTAAAAACTTTAATCTAAAGGCTGTATACACAAGATACAATTAGATTACGATAGAACTCGAAGAAAAAAACGGGAACTCAAATACCTATCCGTCCGAAATAAATATCGAAATTGATAGTACCCAATTAAAATTGACGAAAAACTGGCTTGTTACAAGTAGATACGAAAAATACAGTACTGCACTTTCGCAAAAAATAAAAGATAAAAAAGAGCAAACTCTTAGAATTAAAATATGGTAAAAAGGAGTTGAAGAAATGAAGAAATATATATTTAAAATAGAAGAAGTTAAAACAGGAAAGTTATTTCCGTTCAAAATTTTAAATGCTGATGAAGAGTTTTCGACAGAAAACCTACAAGAATATATTATTTTTGAAGCAGATAGTTATAACGAAGTCCTCGTATATTACGATATAGAGAGCAACTCTATTCAGAAAAAAAGTAAGACCAGGTTATTTCAAGAGGGAATTTACCGGTTAAAAATCGGGGAAATTTTCGAGGAAGAAACGCAAGAATTCAAAATGATAGAACAACCAAGCAAATATCATAAATGGAACGGGAAAACTTGGGAAGTGAATATAGAAGAAGTCAAAGAAATGAAGCGACAGGAATTGAAGCATATACGAGATAGAAAAATTTATGAAAATCTCGAAGTAAAAGGCTCTGTTTTTCAAGTCAGAAAGCAGGATTTAGAAAAATTTTTCTTGAAGAAAATAGAAGCAGATTTTAATCCGGGACTAAAAGAACAGAAAGAAAATTGGATACTTGCGGATAATTCTTTCAAAGCTATTGATTTCAATGATATTCAAGATATTTTTAAAGCTTTCGGGGAACGACAAAGGAAATTGTTCCAGTATTTTGGGAAATTATCTATTCAATTACAACAAGCTCAGACTTGGGAAGAAATTGAGAAAATTACATGGGAGGTAGAAGAATGAAAATAGCTTTAATCATAGGACATAATCAAAGAAGCAAAGGAGCTTATTCCCACATCATAGGCTCGGAATTCGATTACTGGAAACGGATCGCAGAAAAAATCAGAACCGAGATACCGGAATTGGTTGATATTTACGAAAGAAAACCAAAGCAATATTATGGGCAGGAAATGCGGGAAGTCCTGCAAGAGTTAAATAAGCACAACTATAAGTATTGCTTAGAACTTCATTACAATGCAGGAGCAAGTCAAGCACATGGCTGCGAATGCTTGGTTTATCATAAAAACGAGCAAGCGAAAGAATTGGCTAGCATGTTCATGGCAAGGCTCCAAAATACCTTTGGAAGTAAAATACGGCTAAAACAAGGAAAGGTATTGGGAAAATACATAGAAACACATGGAATTATCCCGGTAGTAAATGACAATACAAGAGGAGCTTATGGCATTTGCCATAGCAAAGATACTTATATCCTAGTGGAGCCTTTCTTTGGAAGTAATCCCAACGAAGCTTTGAAATTTTCTGTAGAAAGCGATGTGATAGATTTCTTTGTGAAGTTTATTAGAGAAGTAGAAATATAAAGGAGGTAGAAAGATGAATATACCAGTAGTAGATAAATTGCTAGAAATTGGAAATAAGTTAATTCCAGATAAGGATGCTCAATTAGAATATGAAAAGAAAATTAGAGAATTGGACATTGAGAATATGAAAGTGAACAAAGAATTATTTGCAAAGATTATTCCAATCACATTCCCAGTTTGTGTCTGGATTGGATGTTTATTTTGTCTTTGGGGGCTATTCTTATCTGTCATGGCATTTGTAAAAGAGGGAAGATATATCTTCTTTGAAGTTAAAATTCCAAGCTTTTTGATGATGACTTGCGGAGTATTTGTGACTGGATTATTTGGTAAAAAGAATGTCGCAGAATTTTTCAAAGGAAAAAATGGAGGAGATAAAGAATGAAAAAACTAGCGATTGTGCTATTTTCAATAATTTTTATTGCTTGTAAAAATACTGCAATACCAGAAAAAAGAGAAGTAATAATACAGAAAGACAAAACTACTGTAACAACTAAAAGAAGAGAGGTAGATATTAAAGATAAGTCGGATTATATTGAAAAAATATATACTGCCCCAAAATCAAAAAAAATTGTTATTGTAGAAGAAATGCCATATGTGGAATATATTTTTTAATGTTTCGGATTATATCAACGTGAAATACAAGGAGGAATAATGGAAAAAGAAACATTACTATTGTTTTTAACAGTCGGAGGAGCAATTTTTGGCTATCATAAATACTTGATGTCTTGGATTAACAAGAAGTTAGATAAAGAACTGTATGATAGAGATACCAAGAATTTTAGAGAATGGAGTGACGCAAGAGACAAAGAAATTGATAAAAAAGTGGAAAAATTAGAATCCACAATTCAAACGAATATGGTCGATATTAAAAAAGATATTCAGTTAATCAGAGAACATATCTTAGGTTGCAGAAAAGGGAGCTAA